AATAAAACTTTCCGTTCCAAACGGAATTACTTGTGTATAATCAGAAATTGATTCAATAGTAGGATAGTCTTCTTTTCCGTAATTCTGATGAAATTCTTTCAAGTCGTCATACTCGGTGTATTCAACACAAATAGCAATAGGGTCGAATTCTATGCTTTCGCCTGTGTCTTCTTCAAAATTTTCAAAGTAATCAAATAAAGCTTGTAATCCTGCTCTGCTAAAATTGTCTGGTCTGTGTTGTTCAAACCACCTGCTAAATTCGTAAAAGTTTATTGTTGTTTTCATTAGTTTGTTTTTAAAATTAATAATTCATTTTCATTGTCTTTGTAAAGTTCTGTGTAAAACTTCAAGTCATCATAATACTTTTTTTCGTCAGAAGGTTCGTAAGTGTAAACTTCGTCTAATATAAAAGTTTGTTTGTCTGACCATTGTCTTATCTGTTTTTGAGTACCTATTACCCTATAAGATTTTTGAGCTGCTTTGAAGTCAGAAATATAACCGCCTAAATTACCTTTGTTGTGATTCCAAACACCTGTCGGTAAATACTCTTTTTCTAAAATCCAATCTTGTATTATGATTTTCTTGTCGTCTAACGGTTTTTCCTTTTCATAAGGTTTTCCGTTTATTAAGTGCTTTGTCATATTGATAACTTTTTAATTTTGTTTTCTATCTTCTGCATACGAATTAAATAAGTTATAGTATCTCGTATTTCTCTACCTGCTTGATAGTTAGCGTCTGCTTGTTGAGCCCAATACTTTGAACTATTATTTAGATTGTCTTTTGAATAATCAGTATAAGTAACTGAAAGGTTTTCGTATGACGTTGCTAGACGATTAAGTTTATCCATTACCAATTCAGCATCAAAGGTTTCAATACCTTTGTAAGTTTCTCGCATATCTACTTTTTCAGAAATGCTTTTAGTTTCGTTGCCTAATTTTACTACTTTGGCTTGTAGGTTCTCAAATGTTTTCATTGTTTTTGTTTTAGTGATTAAGACGCTTCGCAGCGTTTCGTTCATTTAGAACTCTTCAGTTAATCTTTTTTTAATTTTTTATATCCCACATCTATTTTTTTTATTAAGACATTCATTTCTTTTTTGCTTAAACCGTATTGTTTTCTTAATTTCTCTAATTCTGTTTTCATTGTTTTTGTCATTGTTTTAGTTTTTTTGATTAATAATTATACTGCAATATGCAACTTTTTTTTTACATTACCAAATCTTTTCAACTGTTTTTTCAATAAAGTTTTTAACAATTTTCTAGTTCATAACTTTTTAACGCTATGAAAGTTTTATAACGACTATAATGGTATTACACCAAAAATGAAAGAAAGTTCGTTAGAAGTCCTTATACTGCGAAATAAAGCACTATTAATATAAGAACAAAGTAAAATATAGTAAGTTTAGTAGAAGTTGATAGTTTCATAACCTCATCAATAAATTAACAGGTACTTTACCATTTAATACAACTCCACAAGCTATTGCAGGTTTTTTTCCTCGTTTTGCGTAAGCCATTGCGTAGCTTTCGTGGTCTATACCACAACCGACTTGCATACCAAATATACGGAAGTTCTGTCCTACATAATGTTCAATGTAACATTGTGTATGTAAGTGACCCTGTACTGTGTTCATCATATCAGCACGACATTTAGTTCTTGCAGTTCCTGCTTCACCATGTATGTATTGTACTCCGTCAATTTCTAATCTATCTACAAATTCCCAATTAGGTACTTCTAATACTTGTTTGTAGGACTTTATCCATTTAGAAGGTATTGCTGACGTTTGTGCTTTTCTCATTATCATTCTGTCGTGGTTACCGATTATGACTGTAGCGTTAGGAAATGCTTTATACCACCTGCTTATTCTTTTAATTGCAAGTTCTAATTCATCTGCACCACCTAAACCGTCAGCGTCTGTTTCGTGGTAGCTTGAATAATGATTGTCAATAATATCACCAATGAATACAACGTCAGTACAACTCCAATACAAATATTGTTGTTTACACCAATCCAAGTATTCATCTAAACAAAAAGGTTCGTGTAGGTCGCCAATAACTAATACATTCCGTTTAGCCATTCGCAACCGTTCCACGACCTTAATTTCGTTAGGTTTTAACCTATATCTGTTATTTCTTCTCTTTTCCAAAATCTTGCATTCCTGTACCTAATATAAGAGCAACGATACTATACAGAATGTTTTGCGTCTGTGTAGCGTCTAATCCTAAATTGTCAGAAAGTATTGTCGTAAGACAACCTGCAACTGCATACCAAAATTTCTTTGACCCAATCATCTTGGAAATTAAAAATTCTTTTAACATAATATTTAGTTTTGATTAATAAGCAAATTTATTGATTAGTAAAGCCAAATAACATTTTTATCTTTTAAGTTATCAACATCACAATGTATAAATGTCTTGGCTATTCCTATACGATTAATACCAACTTGCATAAGTGAATTAAGTATTAAATACCTTTCCCTGCTTCCGTTGTAACCTATATCGGCTGCTAATCCTTTCAAGTGACTTGAACCAACCCTACCACCTACTTTTAGATTGTGTTCTTGTGTTCTGTACCCTGAATTTATTTTGAAAGGTGTTTGTGCTATGTGTCGTGCTTCGTCAAGTTTGTGTAGAAAATCTATATCCATTTTTGAACCTGAACCTATTTCATCAGGGCTGTCAAATTCTGATAGGTTAAAGTGTCTTAAACTATCTACCCTGTCCGACATATTTCTTTTTGAATTTTGTTTGTCCTTTTGAAGCATTTTTAGAATGAACTCCTTTACGCTTTCTATTAGTTTTTTTACGATATGCAGTAACTTTAATCCTCGCCATTTTTTCTTATATGATGAATCCATTTGTTTAACGTATATCCTATCGTTATTAATAACAATATGATTTTTAGAAATATCTCTAAATTAGTGAAGGTTGTTACGCTTAATATTGTTGCGTTTACACCTACAACTTCTACAATTTCCGTTGCTGCTTTTCTTATCGGCATTTTTCAAATATTTTTTTAGTGCTACTTCGTTCTTTTCTTTTACTTTATAGTGCTTTCTCATATATGTAAATCAGGTGTTAGAAAGTCGTCTAATGTTATTCCTCTTTTTTGTCTGTCAAATTCTAAATTCATTCCGCTATAATATGCGTCTTTATCAGGTGTTATGTCTGCACCGCTTGAAGTTGAATATTCTGGGTAACTTGACGTATTGTGCTTCAAGTAATCAATCAATCTTTGTGTATAGAATTCGGCTGTATTCCTTATTTCTTCTCTCAAGTGTTGTGCGTCTTGTTGTGTTAAAGCTGAACCTGTTTCAGAAGTCTTTGAATATATGTTTCCGTTAGATACTTTGAACCTTAAAAACGGTAGGCATTCGTAAAAACTCCAATGTACTAAAGCGTCTTGTATGTAATCATCTACCAAAGTTTGATAAGCACCTGTTAAATTGCCTGCAGTTATTTTAGTTTGCAACGCTTCAAATAAATCCGTTCCTAATTTTCCTTCGATTACCTTCTTCTGTGCAACTTTTATGTAAGGTAGCAAGAATTCCATATCTACGTTACCACCTATTGCAGTTGAATCTTTTAATTTATTTTCTGATATAAAAAGTACGTACGCCATTATCTTATTACTTTATCGTTAATTTTACCTGCTTGTCTTTCTGCTGAATTTTTTTCTGGTACTCCTGCGTCTTTTGGCACATAACCTTTGTTTCTCGGTTTGTAGTTTTTTAATTCTTTTGGTAAGTAATCACCTTTTTGATACACTTTACCGTTTATAGTCATAGCTCTAGGTGCTTTCTTTAATACATACAACCTTCTTAACCAATAGTGCCTACAATTATAAGAACCTTTGAACCTGAATATGTTATAGTTTCCAAACTTTGTATTTCTCATTCCTGTTATATCTTCTCTTGCGAATAGACTTGAGTAATGATTGTTCCACATTTCCTTACAGAATTCTCTTGTTTTGTCAGGTATAGGTGCACCACCTCTGTAAACATATCTGATTTTAAACAAACTTCTATCTTTATTTGACTTACCGTCTTTTCCTGTTGCGTTAGGTATTGAAGTAGCAAATTCGTAATTGTGATTTTCGTCTTCAGCTTTTTCTTCGTCAATTAATTGATATTCGTCTTCAATAGTAACTTCGCTTTCTAAAGGTAATTCATTTAGGTAGTCAAGTATTTGTCTTTCTGACGGTTTTTTGTTTTCTTTGTTTAGGTTCTGTAGGTCAGAATGCTTTTCGCAGGGCATATACAAAGTCTTACCGTCTTGTGTGTGTTCGTGGTGTCCTTTACAACCTATTCTTTCAGCTTCGGCTTCTGCTTCTTCTATTGTGTCGTATAAAGGCATTTCAACACCGTCAGTAATCATACTACCTACTTTTGCAAATTCTTCATTAGCAGATTCTTCTTCTATTCCTAACGGTTCTAATCCTAATTCACCTCTTAATTCGTCTTGCGTCATAACGTCTTTTAAGGTTTGATTGTCAAACTTCGTTGTTACAGGTGTGAATTGAATTACAGATACAGGAAGGTTCATACCGTTTACTTCAAATATTTTTGTTAAAGTTTTTAAGATATGTTCTTGGAAAGGTTTTATAACTGCGTTAAGGTATATTTCAAATGCTTGGTTAAGCTCGTCAGCGTTATTTCCAAGCCCTGTGTTGTCTTTAATTCCTAATAACATTGGACTTGTAACTCGGTGTCCTGTAAGTATGTTAGAAGTCAATAATTCCTGTAATGCTAAATATTGCTTGTCTGCGTTACTAACTTCAATAGGTGTAATACTCGGTTCTCGGTCTTTACTGTCTGAAAATGTAAGCACCATTTTACCGCTATTGTAAGCACCTGAAAACTTATCTGCTATTTGTCTTTCTACTTGTACTCTTTCCTCTCTTGTTGGTACTCCGTTATTGAAGCTAATAAAGTAAGAACCTGCGAAGCCATTTTTGATATTAGATAAATGAAATTCACTTACGTATTGGTCAATTAAAGCCCAATTAGTACAACCTGAATAGTCAGGTGTTCCGTATAGCTGCATGTTAGGACTATACAAAGGTGAGTATAAAATTTGGTTAGGTTCTGTTCTGTCTTTTAAATTGAAAGCGGCTACAGGTTGTGGCTTGTTATTTTTTTGTCTTGTGTTTCCCCAATCTGAACTGACGTAATAAGTATCTACAACTCCCATTTCATTAGGCACACCGCTACGTATTTTCTCAACTCCTATGTGATATATTTCTGATATTTCTGTTCTGTCCTTTGACCAAATTATATTTAAGGCAAATGCACCATGAAGTTTTAAGTCAAATGCTATTTTAGTCATTACTTCTTGTAATGTTTCTTTTGAATTGACAGAAGACATAAACTTCTTCAACTTAATCAATACTTCTAAATTAGTTTCGTCTTCAACTTGTATACCGTTTCCTGCTATCATTGAAGCAGTTTGATTGATAATTGCAGCGTGTGTGGAACTGTTGTAATAAAGGTCTATAAGAAAGTTTGGGTATTGATTCTTGTATTCTTCTGTTCCGAACTCAATCCAATCTTTACCGTATGATTCTTTTATTATAGGTGAAGTTTGAGCTTCTAAATTTACAAGCCCTAAATTTTCTAAAATTTGATTATTCTTCTTCTTCATTCCAATCGGTGTTATTTATTAATTCAAGTAGTTGTTCTTCTGAATAAGTTGTAGCAAAAGAAAAATAAGCAGGTAATTCGTCAAAAGATACAATCGCCTTTGTTCCGTCTAAACTTCTTCTTGCAGTTTCTTTTGAAGTAGTAGCTAATTCGTCAAAATTTAAGTTGTCTAATTCGCTAACATCTATTATAATATATTCTCTCATAATTACGGTGTGTCTGTTGAATAAGTAGGTGAATTCGTTATCGTGCCTGTATTTCCTAACCCTGAACTATCTTCTGCTTTAGCACCTGTGCCTTCTTCAAATTTATAATATCCTACAAGACCTGATAGCCCTGCCAATTCTAACGGTTTGCCGCCATTGTATAAAGTAGTAGCAGAAACAAGTTGTGTAAATACCGCTACTTCGCTAATCTTACCATTCCAATAAGCGTTATCTAATAAGTTTTGACCTATGTCTGCTTCTGCAATAGTACCTGAAAATGTACCTAAACTTCCTGTCGTGTCTTTTAGTGTTCCGTCTAAATAGATTTTTAATTCACCTTCAGAAACGTCCCAAGTCATAACTACGTTGTGCCAATTTCCGTCATTTTCTATTGTGTCGCCTGATTCAATTACTGCTGATACTGCAGTTCCGCCACCTTTGTGTACTGCTCTAAATTCATTTGAAGAAGCGTGATAAAAGAAAGTTAAGAAATTATTACTATCTACTTTTGCTTTCATAATGTGTGCAGAAGAAGAAGTAGTATCTAATTTACACCAACAAGAAATTGTACCTAAAGAACCGTTTATATCACCTGCAAGAGTATCTACGGTAATATATTGAGTAGAACCGTTGAAGTCTAAACTATAATTATCGTCATAAACATTGCCGCTTATGTTAAGTCCTAAACCTAATTTCATTATGCACTTGTATTCTGGTCGTGTTCACTATATCCTATTGCAAGACCTGAAGTTAAGGTAATTGCAGTACATCTTCCGTACAATACCGTTCCTGCAGGTATAGTAGTGTGTAAAGCACTTTCGCCTGTAAGATTAGCCATTGTTATAGAAGCTACTACGCTTGTTGTAACAAAGTGAATAGCGTAAAAATCTTTGCTTGTTTGTGCTACTGTTGTAAAAACGATGCCGCTACCTTTACCTAATTGCTCTCTTAATAAAATGTTATTGTTGTCGATTAAACTCATATTTTTTATTTTAATTTGTCCATATATAATTAGTTCCGCTTGATTCAGTATGTTGTGTATATTTGATTTGTTCTGAACCTGAAGTTTCTGTTACATAAAGTTTGCCTGTTTCAACCAATCCTTTTACTGTTCCGTGAACGCTACCTGTAACATCTGCTGCGTCTGTTTCGGTTATAGGTGCAGTATTTGCTGAAAGTGTAGGTACAGTTCCGTTAAAGCTAACTTCGTATATTTCATATTTCCAATATCCAAATGGTTTGAAGTTTACTAAACCTGTAAAGACGTTTTCAGTTGTGTTATGACCTATTGTTACTTTTGTTGTTCTTTGATAGGTTCTTATGTCGTCATTATGCACTTGACTTTGACCGTAAGCATATTTAACAACTTTATCCATATCGTTAGTAAATTTGAACAACAATCTTATTCTGCTTGAAACAACTGAAGTATCAATTCGCTTTTCTTCTGTCGTAACATAAAATGTACCTGTTGAACCGTAAGTTATGTGTAACATATAATATAATAGAAAAACTTTACAAATATTTGTATTTTGTTAGAAAACAAAAAAGGGTACTTACGTACCCTCTAATGTCTATGAAAACAAAGTATAAAACTTTGAGAAGTTTATTTATTTAACTCGTTACGACTGCGTTGAACGTGAATGCACCGTTATCAAAAGGTGTAGTAGTGTAATCTGCTACAACTTGCATCGGATTAGGTTCCATACCCTCAAAAGTCCAAGTATAGCCTGATAAATCTCCTAATGCTGCACCTGATTGATTAGTACCTGTTGATAATTCCATTCCGTTGTCCAATCCCATTGCGATAATCTTATTCTTGCCGCCTGATGAAAGTTGATTAAGTTCTGCGAAAATAACCATTCTTTGTTGTGCAAGTAACTTGATTTCGTTTTGGTCTTCTTTTGTTAGGTCGTGTAGAATAACATTTGCAGAATGTGTATAGAATACAGTTCCATTCTCACTTGAAGCGTTTACAGTTTCTGTAATAGAACCTGTACCTCGTTTCAAAGTGTATTTGTATATGTCATCACCACTTCCTAAATCTAAATCAGTCAATTCACCACTTGCTGCAACGTATGAAGTCAATTCATCGTGTTGAACTAAATAAATAGCTTTGATTCCGCCTATACCATCTCTACAGGTTATGTTCCTGCCCTTCGTTAAATTACAAGCCATTTCTTTTAGTTTTTAGAGTTAATTATTATGATTGAATTACACAATCACCTTCAATACCTACTGCAACACCTGCCGTCCATCTACTTACCATTCTTACGTTCTGGCTTCCGTCTAGGTTTTGCATATCAAGCGCCTGTACCTGTGTGTAGTCCATATCCAAGTCTGTAGAAGTTCCAAAGAATAAATCTCTTTTTCTTGCTGCTACCATTTTAATATCTGACATACCACCGCATACTGCGATTTTTACACCTTCAAATTCTGGTGTGTATTGACCCATATGATTGAAAGGAAAAGCAGATAAAGCAGAAATAGCAGATATGTAAGCTCTATAAGTTCTTTTAGACATATAGATGTAAAGGTCATCTGACATATAAACTGTTGCAGGAATTGCCGCTACTAATGCTTGCAATTCAGATACTACATTTGAAGCAGAATAAAATCCTGCACCTGCGATACCTGTTGAAGGGTCAGCTACCATACCAGAAGTATGAGAAGTTAAGATTCCGTTGAACTGACCACTTGAAGAAGTGTTACCTGCCCAGAAAGAACCTTCAATAGCGTCAGCGATTACACCTGCTGAATAACTCATAGCAAATGCCATAAAGTCGTCTTCTTGGTGATAAGACCAATCAGCTAATAAAGTCTTACGACATATATCTTGGTTAATTTGAAATTGTTCTACTTCTAATACATTTTCTGTAAGTGTTAAAGCAGATGATTGCTCGTCAAATCCGCAAGTAGCGTCTTTAACAAGATTTGTGTTAGCAAGAGTATTAATCACTTCTTTGTGATTTACAGTAGTTCTAACTGTAGCGTACTCTAAACTGTCTGCACCTTTAAGTGCTGCGTTAATGTAAGCACCTGCGTGCTTTCCATTATACGATGAACTTGTGATAGTTAAACCCATTTTTTTTTATTTTAAGTGTTTATTATTTATTGTTTATGTTGTACCAATACTTTTCTTGTCTTGTTAAATTTCTATAATCATTTTTAGAAAGGTTTTCTTTTCTAACATTGTTGAATTTAGAAGTTTTTACAGGACTGTCTGCTGGTTGTTTTGAAAGTTTAGCGTTTTCATTTTTCAATGCAGCGTTTTTTCCTTTAAGTACGTTTAACTCTTTTCTAATTATAGAAAGTGCTAACTTCATTTCTTTTGATAAAGTAACTTCTTCTTCTACTGCAGGTGCTAATACTGCTACCGCTGCTTCTGCAGCTTTCTCTGCGATTTCAGGTGTTACTTCTTCTGGTGTAGCTTCGTTGATAGCTTCTGCTACCGCTGCAGTATTGTCTTCGATAACCTCAATAACTTCTTCTACAACCTCTTCAACTGCTTCTTCTGTTACTTCTTCATATTCTACTTTTTCTTTTTCTTCTTCTTTTTCTTCCTCTTCTGCTTCGTAAATTTCTGCAACTTTACCCTCTTCAACTACACTAAAATTTGTTCCGTCTTCTGTTGAGTATTCGCCAACAGGTAAAGGCATAGTAGTTCCGTCTTCAGCAAGTACCATAACTGATACACCTGCCGCTAATGCGTCTGCTTCTGAAACGATGATAGTTCCGTCAGTCAGTTTAGCTTGAAATGCTAACTTGATTTCTTTATCAAGTCCTAAAGCTACTCTTATTTGTTTTTTTAAATCCATAACTTTTTTTGATAATATTAATTAATTAATTCTTTGTTAAATATAATAGAAATATTATTGTTTCGTTTGATTTTCAAATCCTAACAGTTCAGCAAGTGCGTTTAGTATGTCTTCGTTTGTAGGTTCTTGTGAGGCCATTGATTGCATTTTGTCTACAAAGTAACCTTCTATACTTAACCCTTTCAATTCACCTGATTTTATTCTATCCCATAATTCGTCATTCTCTATTTTCATCTTAACGAACCATGTGCCTATCGGTAAATCAAATCCGTAATAAGTTGATTTGTCTTTGTCGCCTTCTTTTATCCAACTTTCAATAGTCAAAACACCTGATACCCTGTCTTCGTGTTCGTAGGTTGCTTTGTGGTGATTGTTATGTTTTAAGTATAAAGCGGCTGCCTGTGCTACTGTTTCTTTTGAGAAGTAAACATAATAATCTGAATCAGTTGAAGCGTCATAACGGTATATCTGTTTGTTCGGTATAAGTGCAGGACTAACTAACATTCGTTTTTCCTCATCTACTTTTGCTAATGTTAAGTTTGATTTTTCTTTTCCAAAAAATACAAAGTCTTCTTCTATAGCAGGTGCAGAAACTAAACTTATAGCGTCTATCGTTAATTCCTGTGCTTCGCTATCGTCTGAAATAATTAATTCTACGATTCTTGTTTTCTTTTTCATAATTTATAATAGATTAAATTCTTGTTTATTTTATATTGTTGCTCTACGTCTTATATTTGCT